ACGGACCTCCGGGTCTTTCTTTACTAGATTGGAGAATATTATGAATAAGTCAGATTTGATCAAATATGGTCTACTGTATGCAGCCGAAACGCTCTTAGAGCATTCTCGTCTGAATATCAATAACAATACCTTTAATCGTTATCGAACTTATTTCGATTTAATACGCTCCTCTCAGGACCTTCCGGTCTCTGAGGCTAAGAATCAACATGATGTTGATATCCTTAGTCATCTAGTAACTATTGCACATTCAGATTCTGATGTGCAAGCTGAATCTGCTAACGCAGCTTCAGCTACGGCTGATGCATCTTCGTCCAAATATCCTGTTATCCCCTTTAACTTTTTAGGGCCTAACAGTATTCTTGAACACGATTGATGAATTATGAAGAAACCACCTCCTAGCTGTATGTATGCCTCTGGGCAGATCGTGCAACCTAGCGATCCTATTGCCTCGGGTATTGTCCCGGTCAATTCGGTTCGCATGAACCCCAGTCCGTTGGGGAACGTGGCAGGTTCAAGCAATCCTAATTGGCGCGCACTTGTGCGTGCCCATCAAAATGCTTGCTCAGCTTACTCTATAGATGGCTGGACCGAAGGCCAGAGCATGTACTGCTCTAGCGAATACTTCGATCAACGCTATCTTGGAACTTCGCTGAACCTCACTGTTCAGTCTAGTGGTTTTATACCACTATTCGGAATAGTGCCCCTTGTTCTTAGTTCTGTTGGCGATAGCCAAACTGCGGATCTTGCTCTTAGCCGTTTTAAGTCTAAGCTCAAGTCCGCTGACAAGAAAGTTAGTGTACTAGTACCAATCGGAGAATTAAAGGATCTCCGCGGTACAGTAGAAGGGGCTGCCAGGGTTACGACTAACCTCTTTAAAGATCTTAAATTGATCCAAAAAGGGGCGTTCTCTGCGTTGAGCACTAACAAATCGAATGGTAAGCGGTATTTCAAGGCCGCCCAACTTTCGAAGTACAAGAGTAGCTTTAGTGAAGCTTGGTTAACCTATTCCTTCGGTATAAACCCGATGGTTATAGATACCAAAAATATCACTGATGCTATAATTGCACATGTCGAACGCTCGCAAGAGTATTTCAACATACAAGCAGGTGCAAGAAAGACTTGGAATATAGAAGGTACTAGTACCTCATCTTTCTTGAGCTATGGTGGTCAAATCGACACCTCAGCTACGGCGCAATGTCAACTAGACTACCTTTATAAAGGTGGTTATTTTACTGTTCTATCTGGACCAAACGAATTAAGATATAGATTCGGTTTGACCCCGACAGAACTACCTCTGGTTGCTTGGGAATTACTTCCTTACAGCTGGGTAGTTGACTATTTTACTAATGTTGGCTCCTTCTTAGAAGACCAATTTAGTACGCCAGGTGGCAGTCTCAACTGGTGTTGCCTTGATAGGCGACTTACAGTTGAAGTTGTACCTTCACGCACCGTGATTAAACCAATCGCTAGCACAAAGTACGCTAGCGGATATCTAGAAGTAACTACTCCAGGTATCTTGAGAGGCTTTTCTTTCTCACGTACTCCAATTGTTGACGTTTCGAATCTTGGAACCATCGGACTACATTTTAAAACAGTAGATCAGATTGGTTCTAATTCTGTCAACAAAATCTTAAACTTAGCTTCTGTCTATCGACAGAGAACGTTATCTAGATAGCAATATTAGATTTCGTACACGCCGGGAGGCGCATATGGCATTAACATTAACTGGAGTCATTACTGGGTCTGCCCAAACTGGCTTCACCGCACCGACATATACCTTTACTGCTGACACCCCTCCGGGTGTCAACGGCAAACAGGCTTATGTGTCCGCACTTGGTGGTACTCAAACTGGTGTCACCATGCATTCGGTTAGCGATCCATTCACATTTTCTGCATTTAAACCCTTAACTTTAAAAACTTTAAGTGTTGCTAATGCTGTGACTGGCATCGCTACTACTGTACCTTTTAACAAGTATAAATTTATCTTGCGTAAAGGTGCACAACCGTTGGTGAACAATCCTTATAAAACCGCAAGCTGCGTTTTAGAAATAAACGTGCCTGCTGGTGCTGACAGTTACGCTTCCGCTGAGTTACGCGGTATGGTATCTGCCTTCATAGGGATGTTGAGTACTAATAGTGCCGGTATCGGTGATTCTATCGTTACAGGTACCATCTAGTATTCGACTACACATTTTGGAGATTATCCTTATGTTTAGCTCTTTTATTGAGTCCCTTCAACGGGATTTGCAAACGTATCAAGGTGGGAATGATGAAAAATTATCTTTCCGAGTTTCTAGACAACTTTCGCGTATACGCAAGAAAATGCGTTTTAACGATAGTGATCTTGAACAGGCTGCTCTTACCAAGTTTATCGATCTTAATCAGATCGTTGGTAATAGCACTCTTGACCTATCTACATGTCCCAATATTTGCGAAGCACGTGAGTATATCTATAACTCATTGTGCTCCGTGAACAGACGGTATTGTTCTGTAGGCCAGATGACCTTCCTTCCAGAGTTGTTTTACAAACTTTGGCGGTTAGGTCCTGGAGCCAGCAATGGCGTACGTGGTTCTCATTTTTGTGATAAAATTGAGGGCGTTTGGACATGCACTTCACGTGCATTCCGTTTTGCGCAACAACTTCGAAGTTTAAATCCTCATCTGAAACTACACGATGTAGTCGTCATTTTGAGGGCCGAAGATGAGTGCAAGGATCACTTCCGTGATTCTTGGTGCTCGATCGTTGAAGGAAGTAAGTTAGGGACAGTTCCTAAAAACCAGGATACTTATCGCACAATTGCAATTGAACCTGTCGGGAATATGGCTCTGCAGCTTGCTGCAGGCCGTTATCTCGAAGGAGTTTTGCAGTCTCGTGGTCTTGACATTACCAAACAAGCTGATTTGAATAATCGCCTTGCTTGTGACGGATCTATTTTTGGCCATTTGGCTACGATAGACCTGTCTAATGCCTCTGACATGATAAGCCCTGCTCTAGTTAAAGCTCTATTTCCTTCTGATTGGTATAGTCTGTTTATGGCTATTCGTAGCCCTGTAACAAATATACCTGGTCATGGTGAAGTAACTCTAAATATGATATCCACTATGGGAAACGGTTTTACCTTTCCTTTAATGACTCTTATCATTCATTCTTTATGTTATTCTATTGCTAGACAACATAATGAGGTGGGCCATATGAAATGGCTCAACCCTGAACGATGGGGAGTTTTTGGTGACGATATCATATGCCCTGTAGAACACTTTGATAGTGTTGTACAAGGTTTAGAGCAGTGGGGACTTGTCGTCAACACTGACAAGTCTTATTCTTTCGGTCCTTTTCGTGAAAGTTGCGGAGGTGACTACTTCATGGGTGTGGATGTTACTCCATTCTACCCAAAGTCCCTTGCTTCTGACGCTGAGATATATATAGTGATTAATCAATTGCTTAAATGGGCTGCAAAAGACAGATTACCTGTTTTTCGTAGCTTAAGTTTTTTGATATCACTTCTCAGTGAAAAGGTACTCCTGGTGCCTGAATGGGAAGATGCTTTTGCTGGCATCCGAACAGCAGGTTGTCCAAAAAGATATCGCAAACTCTCTTTAGAAAAGAAAAGTAGGCGATACCATAAAAATAGACGCGACAAGTCCTTCCTTTACAGGATGTGTATTGTTGGCGGCTATGTCGAGTCGAATAGAAGATTCGATTCGAATGGTTTTCTTATTGGCGAGGAGCCTTCGTATACGCCACGTTGCCGGAAGGCACGTTTCAACGTTACGAAGTCTAGGCTACCGAAAGGTTTTCTAGATGGACGCGACATAGAATATATGTCGAGGCGCGAATCTTCATGGTGTGACTTCTTAATTGAAGCTGCACTTATGTAAGATTCATTTTGCAGA